TAAGGAGATCGCCAAGTCCTATGCGAATCTGCTCCTAGACTGGAAGAAGGTTCAGGCTGAGGGAACTCGGCTCGGCATCCTGAATACGGATGTGATGAACATCCTCTCTGATAGCGTCGAGGAGGATACTCAGAAGTATTTCTCTAAGACTCAGCGAGTCTCTGAGGCTCTGGCTAAGTTCACCAATACCATGCTGACCTTTGGCGGATTCAACGGCGCGGAGAATGTCGTTCGTGCATCCGCTATGTTGGCTGCGCGTTCATGGCTCAACGATTCGTTGATTGCTGTCAATCAGAATCCGGGTTCCAGCAAAGCCAAGAATTTTTACAATTGGATTAGCAGAGAGAATTTAAATGCCGAGCAGTTGATCTTAGAGAACGGCTCTGGCCCAGAGACGGCCAAGTTCATGCGTCGTGCGGTCAATGTTCCGCAGGGTTCGTACAAGATCGACATGACCCCGGTCTTTGCCGACACCACTGCCGGTCGCTTCTTCCTGAAGTATCAGAAGTTCGGCACTCAGGTTAACCGCTTCTTCTATCGTCATTTCCTTAAACCAATATTCACTGAAAAAGGCAATCGGGCCAAAAACATTATTAGAGCATTAGGATTTGTTGGGTCTGCAATTATTGGCGGTCAGGCAATTCTTGCCATCCGAGAAGCGTTTGGCTACGGAGATCCCGGCCCTGATTTTGATGAGCTTGAAGAGGCTTTATTAGAGAATGAAGATCTCGCCAGAGCATGGGCTTTGATTCTATCCCGCGCATGGCAGAACATTAGTGCCGCCGGAAGCATGGGTAACTTTGCTAACTACGCTCAGTTTGGCATGGATTGGCAGGATCAGTTGAGACCAAAGAACCCGCTGAGTCCTCCGGGGTTGGCCTCCATTGAAGCCGTTGCTGATCTGTTTAATCGCATCCGCGATCAGAAGTCTTTCAGTGTACGGGATTTGGATGAGATTGCAGAGAACACACTGTCTTTCTACCGAGCCTACAAGCGAATCGGTTTGACTGCATTGGAAGAGATGGGTTCCGACGCGAAGGCAGTGAAAGCCTTTGCAACTCGCAAGGAAGTTCGTGAGATCCGCGAACTCAGCCGCCGCTACAGCGACGAAATGGAAATGGAATACAAGCGCCGTACAGCGCCGGGTTCTATCATCCGTACTCCGATGACCCCGATCAATCGCAAGGTGATCGATGCTCTCTATGCCGGTGACGGTGTTCTTGCCAGAGAAATTATTCGCGAAGCACAGAAAGGTCTTCCAAGGAAGGAACGCGAGAAGATCATTCGCAGCATCCAAGCTGCTGCCCGTAACGCGCAACCGATTCAGATTGCCGGTGTTGCTCCTTCTCGTGAAATTCGCAGAGACTTTGATCTATGGGCAAGAAATAATCTTCCCAAAGAAAAGGTACAATTGATCAATCGCGTTGACCGCAATTACAAACGAGCCTCTCGTTTAGCAGGATTGAAGATTGGCGAGTAAAACAAAACAGGCTAGTCGGTACCTCGGTAAGGTCAAAGAACTTGACTGTGCGCTCTGTACGATCTTAGGACAGGGCCAGACTTCAGTTACCGAAGCCCACCATATCCGCACAGGACATGGGCTAGGGGATCGGGCGAGTGACTATCTAACGGTAGCCTTGTGCGTGGACTGTCATCGTGGAACCCATGGCTTCCATGGAACCAAAGCACTGATGAAGATCGCCAAGCTGTCCGAGTTGGATCTTCTGGCAGAAACCATCCGTATGTTGGATGAAAAAAAAGGGGCTGAAAGATCAGCCCCTAAGGGTGGTTTTGCAGAAGCACCAACCAACAGTGGCGCGAGAACAGAATCAATCGCAGCCCCTGTCTAGAATCATTCTACTCAGGTTGGTCTGACCACACAACGTCATGGTCATTTCCAAAAGACAGCATGAGATCAATCATGTCTGCCATCTCCTGCTTAGACATCCCTGAAGTAGGCTCCCCAAGGAACACCATGCCGCCTTCGATACCCGGCACCATCCGCTGCTTACGGATGGCTGCGGTGAACACCCATTTCCAATCGCGTTTAGACAGTCTCTCGCCGTGCCATTCAACCTGATCTGAGATGTCACCCAAGATCGCCCACATCATGGCGTTCTGTCCGAGACTCCTGCGGTTCTTCTTGATGACCTGACTCAGCACCTGTTCCAGATCTATTGGGTTCAATTCTTCTGCGTCTGCCATTGTGTTCCCTCATCTTGTGGTATCCGCACTGCTTTCCTTTCATGGTTTCTACCCCACAGATCGGACAGCGGTGGATCATTTTTTGACCCAGTCCCCAGTAGTTCCTGAACTCAGAAAACATCAACCAAACAGTTCCATATTTTGGTAAGCCGCGACAGCACTTTCCGACCAATAAGCCGCGCTAGCATGTTTTTCAATTCGTTCCATCAATACCGTGGCTCGAACGTAACGTGACTGGGTGGTGTACGGACCACGCCAATGCACATCAATGCCGACATTTCTTGCAACATTACACGAGTCCGCTGAAGCAAGCGGCAACTTACTAAAAACTCCCGGATCAAGCATTCGTAAACCATGCAATTTTGTTTTTGGAAACCCATCTTTGTCGCAAATTATTGACATGGCTTGACAGATTCTTTTCCACCATGAGTCATTGCCAACTGTTGAGTAATCTCCAGATGACCCAAGTGCTATTCGTGGATACTCAAGCAATCGCTCAAGCCGATCTAATGATTCGTGTAGATGCCAAACCGGAACTGACTGCCATTTGGGCAACGGCCATTCAGACATGAGCGCATCATTGTCGGCTTCAGTTCCGTCGATCTTATCGGGAATAATGCACCAGTCCACTGCAGGATGACGTAACCATTTGTCAGCCCACGTCACATAACCCGCAAAATCGTGCGGTTTGTTTTGTTTCCATGCTGAAAATGCACCATTGTCTAAAACAATGGATTGACAGATTTCTGCTGCAATTTCAATTTGAGATGGATGTTCAAAACTAACCATTGCATGTTTCGCTACAAAAGATTTGATCATGTCACCAGTTGGTGTCATGGGTGTTCCGTGATAATGAATCATTGAATTCCTATAAGTTTGTGGGTCTGTAGTGATAACCGATACCCATACCGTTTGCAGGCATCAATGCACAATTTTAAGGCTCGGCTTCCATTACTAACGGGCTGCAAAAACACCGGCACAAATTGATTTACATACGGGAGAACATCTGACTGCAATCGCGTAATGTCGTCTGCCGAAACAACCACTTGCTTAATTTCATCGGCGCGTCGTAATGCTTGTTTAGAAAGCGGCTTAAAAAATTTCGGGCTTACGGTAATCCAGTCAGGGCCGTAAACGTCATAACATCCACTTGTCTCAACTTGTACGCGCCTTCCCTCTCGGTGCAGTGATACTTGTAGCCTGCGAATATCTTGCTCAAAAGGTTCACCGCCTGTTATTACAACGTGCCGTGCATCATAGGGTATTCCCCGTACTATATCGGCTAGTGCAAGTCGCTCTCCTCCACGCATCCATGTAGATTTACTATCGCACCATGGACATCCTATTTCACAACCCTGCAAACGAATGAACCACGCAGGCGTACCAGCCCAATGACCCTCTCCTTGAACGCTAAAAAACTGTTCGTTTATTTCGAAATCAGATGCGCCTTCTGTGTCGCGTAAAAAAGCATAGTCGCGGAGCGGCTGCACAAACAAATGCCTTGTCACTTTTTACGCTCTTTTAGTTTTCTGTTCTCAGCCCTAAGGTTCTTGATCTCGTGATAGCACTGCCAGAGGAGTGCGCCAACCGTCAGGAACTTGAACTCGGTGGTAGTCCCGACATCGTTCATCTCCTGAGGGATGTCTCGGATCATGTCGAGGATGTCATTCTCGATGTCCACGCAACCTCTCCACTTCGGCTTTCAGTACGCTGATCTCTTGGGCAAGGATGTCGGCTTCCTTGAACATGCCGCGCAGCCGCATCTCAGACAGCGCCCAGCCTACCTTCTGTTCCTGTTTGTACTTCCATGGCTGCAGTTCTATCTCACGCTGCCATGATCCCGGTGGGGAGATGTCATCGACGGTCATCCGAATTTTACTCCCAGTGCATAGCCTGCAATCAATGAGATCAAAGCCAGAATAACTTCGGCCACCATCATATCGATGTTGGTCTGATTATCGACTTCGATCTTAGACTCCAAGACTTGATACTCGAAGTCTTTGTCCTTGATAGTTTTTTCTAGTTCGCGGATGCGTTCATGCAAACGATCTACGATGTACTCATTTGTTCTGCTCAAGTTCGCACCTCACCTTGACTGCTGTTTCTTCAGCCACTGCGTCACGAACCAGAGTCAGCAACTTGCAGATCACATGACTCTCTGTCTTCTCTTGATTGCTCTTGTGCAGTTCATCGAACTGTGCAGCCAGAGCATTGATCATTGCCCAGTCAATGTAACCTAGTTTGCATTCATCATTGATCTGCGCCCATACCCTTTCGTTCGGTGGCACAGGAACCAAGTTTTCTTTATTCACATCGAGGAATGACACATCATCGTCTTCGTTCATGACTTGAACTCCAATAGTATTTGTAAGTAAAGACCGACTTCTTCAACCAGTTCTTGGATCGGCTTTGTCCATGGAGCCACCATGTTCTCGCGTGTAAACAGTTTGACTGACGGGTAAAACAAACTTCTGTTCTCGTCTTTGTGGTTCCAGTACCAGAGTTTGTTGGCATCCAAGACATAAGTCGGTACACCCATCGCTCCTGCGATATGTACGTTAGCGTTACTGCAGCTGACCACCACATTGCAGACATCGATCATGGCTGCGACTCCTTCGAGATCGAAGAAGGTATTGGTGATGGTCTGATGAACTGTCATCCCAGTCTCTTTCTCAAACGCTGCGATCTCTTCTTTCGGTTTGCCGTACTGCAGGTTCACCACCTTGGCGTTCGGCAACTTGAAAAGCGGCAGCAGTTCTTTCAGCGGAACACTCTTGTGTTCACCGACACGGGGCGCAGTGCTGGCCCATGACAGTCCGATCACAAAGTCATCAGGCTTGATGGCGAGTTCGTTCTTCATCCGCTGCACCTGCAGAGGATCGGCTTTCAGGTATCGGTTAGAGACATGAAGCGGAATGTCATCGCTCGACCGAATGAATGCAGCGCCTAGACTTCCAATCGGGATCTGACAATCGAACTCTTTGTTCTTGATACGGGAGTCATGCCTAATAAACTCGACACCGGGAACCCCTCGCTTGAATAGTTCCATGAGTCGAATGTCAATGATGACCGTGACCTTCTCGACCCGTTCCCGCAACGCAGATAGCAGAGAACCGTAGATGACTTGGTCACCGATCCCCTGTTCGCACCATACAAGAACGCTCTTGTAACCTTTACCGTCCTCCCACCTTGGGAGTTTGGTCTTTAACTTCGGAGACTTGAAAGCATCACTATCCCAGCGAGATTCATAGAACTTCCAGCCTCGCTCGAAGTCCCCCATCTGCAGGGAGATCAGACCTACTGTCCACTTGGCATCTGCAGAATCCGGGTCCATCTGTAGACCCGTATCGAAATCTTCTTTGGCTTCTTTCCAACGATGCATCTCCCAATGACACCGGCCTCGTTGCACGATGGCACTGGCTAACAAAGCCTTCAGGTTGATGATGGGCTGAAGGCTTTTGATTGCATCCTCGAACTGATCTTGATCAACAAGACGCACTGCATCGTTGAACAGATCCTGAATACTTTTATTCACTGTTTCCCCTCGCCCTGATTCTTTCCGCTGCAACTTCTAATGCCGCGCTGCGAATGTCGTTGTGTTGTTGTGCCATGTCAAAGCAGATCTTTTCACAGGCTGCACGTTCAGCAAGCACCGCCATGTGCAACTTCTCCCACCATGTCAGCGCATTCCAAGAGCCGGGGTTGCGTGACTCGTAGTACTCGCGACCTACAGATTCTGAATCGCGTCTCACCAATAATCCCTCCATCCTCTCTTCGCCGCCCACTCCGGAGCAGGAACATGTCGCCAGTCTCGATCTGATTCTGCTTTGAACTTCTTCCACCAAAGCCTAATTGATTTAAACATTGGCTCACCAGAACCCGGCGACATCGTCCTGACACCGCCGGGTGTATTGGTTAGAACGGGTCTTCTTCCTTGTCCTTCTTGTACTCGACGTACTTCTGAGCAGACAACGAGATGTACTGGTTACCTGCTTTGCTGACGTTATTCCATGCAGAGATCGACAGCTTGATCGGCTTGCCAGCCTTTGCTTCTTCGACCAACTCCTTGAGCAAAGCCTTGGTCAGTGTCAGATCACCACGCATGGCAGGTGACTTCTCGTTCTTCTGCACCTTGGACTTGAACAAAGCCCCGGTGCTGCGGTCGTCGCGGTTGTAATCAACCATTGTTGGATGCTCCTTCGTACTTGGTTTTCAACTCGGTGAAGCCTTTCTTCAGGGCTTCGAACTGATTGGGATAGTTGCTGTCGAGGATATCGATCACCTGTTTGTTCTCGTGCCAGAAGTTACGCAAGGAGTTGGTGTCCTTGCAGAACTTGTTCGCGAACTCCAGAAGTTTTGCGGCAACCTCGGCTGCACCTTCCTCACTCGGGATGTCATTCGGTCCTTGTTTGGTCGGAACCTTTTTCTTATTGCCCTTGACCGGGGCTTCATCAATCAGTGGACCCTCGTCCAACTCTGCGACTGACTGCTGAATCTGTTGATCCGTTTGTACCGGAGCGGACTGGATATCTTCACCGGCATAAATCGCATGGCCCAATCCCAGCATGCTGATGCACTTCACAAGGCAGCGCATGCGGGTGTCGCTGATCTTTCTGGCATCCGGATTCTTGATGGCGTTGTTCTTGTAGTCCATGACCGGGAGCCACATGGATCGATAGCAAGACCCAATGCGGACCGTGCAATGGACGGTGACCGTGCCATCGTTGTGGAACTCGTGCGGATCAAACTCATAGGTCGCGTTCGGGAACTCCTCCATCAGGACTCCCCATGCCCACGCCCATGAGAGATACGTCAGACCGTTCTTTTTCTCGACGTGCCGAGACACATCGACCTTGACCAAGGTCTGCCAGATCTTCTCGTAGGTAACTGCTTCAGACATTCTGTTCTCCTTTGTTGAATTGGTATTGTACAGGAATCAACAACTGGCGCAAGCAATTAGTAACCAGACTCGATGGAATCTTGTTCTGCTTGGTACTGGCTGCACCATGCGCTGACACGGCACCAGTTCGCTTTACAGCGGGTCGCCTCGCCTCTGCGGAACTCCACCTCCATCCCGTCCTGAACCGCTGCAATCGCGTCTGGCTCGTTGTCGAAGACCTTTACCGCCCTCTTCTGACCCTTACGCTTCAGCGCCCATTTGTTCTCCTTGATCCAACGCTCATCGTCGCTGCACCACGGGAGTTCTGATCCGGTCAGCCGGTCGAACTCGGCTTTCTGGTGCAAGGCAACTCGCCCGTTTAAATAGGCATCCTGCTTTTCAGGTTCCCACAGAGGGATGTTGACCTCGACGATAGGCGCACGGGGGTAGTCGGGCTTCTCTTCCGCGTCCTTCGATCTCCAGTCCCTGAGGATGGCGATCACCTTCAGCCCCTTGACCGGGACGTTCTTGACCCTGCGAACGAGCGCCGCGTAGCAGTTCAGTTGGTACTCCCACTGAGACTTGCCAAGGATCACTGACCACACACTGGTCGTCTTGTAATCCATGACTACGATGCCGTCGTTCTCGATCTTCTGAACATCGATAGCACCGCTGATGACCCAGCCATCGATCTCGGTATAGAGACGTTCTTCAGAGACATGCTTCTCGTCTGCAGTGTCCTCGAACATCTTGTGTGCAGCGGTACCCATGACCGCCCACATCTTCTCGCTGACATCCTCTTCGAGATCATCCCAGTGTTCCTGCCTCAGGATACGGACACGAGGAGAATCGATCAGCTGAGTAATCGAACGATTACTGTCGCCTTTACTGTACTCACTGCGCGTTAATGCTCTGACTACCGGATCAGGCAATCCGAATTTATTAGTTAGTTTCATACTCTCCAGATCCTCACACCCTTTTTGTCTGGTGAACTGCTGAACTTGTAACCTTTGTTGTGTTTCGCGAATCGACTTAGTCTCACTCTCACTGAGTGCAAGACACGTTGTGTCTCATCTACAGTACACTCGATAAGAATGCTGTCTCCGACATGCAATTCTTTGAGCGGGAGTGGGCCGATGGTCACGCGATTCGCTATGCGTGACGGCAACGGCACGTTCTTATCGATCTTCATGATTCCTCCTGTGACAACTAACTATTGATCAGTGTAACATGTGAACATGAGTACAGAAATATATTTTGTTGTGTTGGGTGAACCTGCAAGCAAGGCGAATAGCCGACAACTTGTGCGTTTAAATGGCAGACCCGCGTTCATCAAGTCCAAGAAAGCACGGGACTATCTCGGTGCATTCAAGTTGCAGTGCCCGAAGTTACCGGTGCTGATGGAGGGTGATCTCGTAGTGCATATCAAGATCTACTACGCATCACGCCGCCCTGACTTGGACGAGTCAGTGATCCTCGATGCCATGCAAGATTTGATTTACGAGAACGACAGACAGGTCAAAGAGAAGCATGTCTATCACGGCTTGGATAAAGACAATCCACGCGCAGAGATACGAATCGAACCGCTGATATAAGAAAGCCCCGACAGGGGGTACCTGCCGGGGCTTGACCGTCAAGGGTGAGGGACGGTAGTCTGCGATTGCTGAAGTCGAGACGGGCACGATCCTACATGCCCACTGGGTGTAAATCAAATCCGTCTCTCGAAGCCGTCTCAAGCTGGGTGCAAGTTCCAGTGTTGTCGGGGGCCGATATCGTCCGACAACGGGTTGAAAGTCTTGGGGACGCTAAAGAACCAAGCAGGCGCGAAAGCGATGGCGGCTCCGTCCAGCATGGCCCCTTCAACTCCATTGTTTAAATGGGGTTTAGGGGGCGCTTTGCTCCGGCTCACCATCCAGCATAGGGTTATCTAAAGATATCTACAGTTATAAGATCTACAGGAAGCACCATGAATCTAGAACAGATCATCTCCTCGCAGACTGAAGACACCCGAATCAAGTGTCCTCTCTGCAGCGAAGACAGAAAGAAATCACACCTGAGAACCATGGGTATCTCAGTCGAATCAGATCGGATCATTTACCAATGCTTTCACTGCGGAGCAGCAGGAGCAGTCAAGAAGGAGCGGTTCGTGTATCAAGCCAAAGAAATTATCAAGAACCCTCAGCCTGTTGATCCGCCTTCTGAAGTCAAACCTGAAGTCGTTGAATCGTTCTTGAAAACAAGGGGAATTGAACCGTCCCTTGTCAAAGACTTTCCTCTCGTTGGATCGCATCGATACTTCGGAGAGATCGGCAAGACTCCTGCTATCGGATTCGTTTACGGTGATCCGCGTCAGCCTCAGGCTATCAAGTGGCGCAGCACACAAAGCAAAGAGTTCAATCAGCAAGGCAGCGCACGATCTTTCTTTGGACTCGCGCAACTTCCGAAAGACATCAAGGAACTGGTGATCTGCGAAGGCGAGATGGATGTCCTCGCGTTGGCTGCAGCCGGTATCCCTGCGGTCAGTGTCCCGAACGGTGCGCCGAGCAGGGTCTCAGATCGCAAGGTTGATCCTGCCGACGATGGCAAGTACTCGTTCGTGTGGGATTCACGGGAACTGATCGAGTCTGTGGAACGGGTGGTGTTCTTCCCGGATGCAGACGAACCCGGACAGGCGCTCGTCGAAGAACTCGCAAGACGTATCGGTCGCGCCAAATGCTGGACCGCCACGCTCCCGGAGAAAGATCCAAACGATACCCTCCAGAAGCATGGTCCTCAGGCTTTACAGGAAGCTCTGCTATCAGCCAAGCCTCTGCCATTGGAGGGCGTGTATACCGCCGAGGATTTCGAGGCACAGATCCTGAGCCTCTACGATGATGGGGTTGTGAAGGGAGCTTCGACAGGACTTGATTCCCTTGACCAGCTGTACACGATCCTGCCCGGACAGTTATCGGTGGTCACCGGATTGCCGGGATCGGGCAAGTCCGAACTCATCGATCAGATCTGCGTGAACATTGCCATGCAGAAAGGCTGGCGGTTTGCGATTGCATCCTTCGAGAACCCACCGCACATGCATATCGCGAAACTCTGCGAGAAGGTGGTGGGTAAACCGTTCTTCGGTTTAAACAAGATGGATGAAGACGAACGCGACTACGCGCTCAAGTTCTTGAACGATCACTTCGTGTTCCTGCAAAGCCATGACGGTGCACCAGCCACAGTGCAATCGATCATCGACCGAACCAAGCAGGCGGTGATGCGGATGGGTGTGCGTGGTTTGATCATCGACCCGTACAACTATCTCGACATGGGTCATGGAGACTCAGAGCATCAGGCGATCAGCAAAATGCTGACCGACATCGTGCTCTTCTGTAAGTCGCACGAGTTGCATGCATGGTTCGTGGCTCACCCTGCCAAGCAGCTGCCCGATCAGGGTCCACCGAAGGGCCAGCACATCTCAGGCAGCGCGGCGTGGTTTGCGAAAGCCGATTGTGGGATCACGGTCCACCGCAACGGCAACCAGACCGAAGTGCATTGCTGGAAGTCACGGTTTAAATGGGTCGGCAGGATTGGCATGGTGGAACTCAACTACCACCTTCCGACTGGAACCTATTCCGATAAAGCGGCAGTCGTTGACAACACCGACTATGACTGGAACGTCGATCTATGAAGACCGTCAAACTGACTCCGATAGAAATGTATCAGGCCGGGATCGTGGGTCTTGCGAGACGCATCGACAGCATGCAGCGCAGGCTCAATGGTTGTCCCTTGAACGGATGGCAGATCGATATCGAAGGCGCACTCGCAGAGATGGCGTTCGCCAAAGCGATGGGAGTCTATGCAGGACTCACGATCAACAACTACAAGGGCGCTGACATTGGTGACTACCATGTCAGATCGAGTGTGAAGAGTGATGCTTGCCTGATCATTCGACCTGAGGATGATCCGAGCGCGGTCTATGTGCTGGTGACCGGGGCCGAAGGTGATTACACCGTGCACGGCTGGATCAAAGGATCGGATGCAAGGAACGAAGACTACTGGATGGCTCCGAACAGTAGGCCCGGAGCATGGTTTGTTCCGCAGTCCGCATTGATGGGACTCTGAAACGAAAAAACCCCGACACCCTTTCGGATGCCGGGGCTTTTGATCAGCGTTTAAATACCGACTTGGTTCAAGAAGTCTTCCGTGAATAACGGATGCACTGAACCGTCACCGAACTCATCTGGACTCACTCGCTTATCGGTGGCGAGTGCTTCGCGAAACATCAAAGACAACTTCTCAGTACGACGAAAGTCCGGAACCATCTGGTCGAGTTCCGGCTTGGTTAGAAGACGGGCAACCGGGGTCAGCGTTCCATCTTCATCTTCAATCGATACCACCAAGCACGGCGGCGACTGAACAACCACTACCGATAACTTGTCGCTGTTGCGTGACAACATAACGAACTTTTCGTACAGCTTCTGTGCTGCGGTCACTGCTTCTGCCATTACTGTTCTCCTGTTCTGTAACAACAAAACAATTATATCACATCACAAAGAATTATTCAACTCGAATTCTTTGACCCACCTCATTACATCATCACGGGAACCCTTAAAATATTTGAACTCGTCCCCGTTAGTGAAAGCAACCCAACGATCCTTCCAAACTCTGCCCGGAGACGGGAACACCCAAAGAATTGGGTGCCCCGCCTCATTGCAGTAGGTCAGTGCGTTGTGATCTTTCCCGATTCCAGTTTCTCCATCATCACCTTCGACACATAGGCCGCGATGGACGCGCATTCTGCTGCCTCCTCTGGATCTTCCATTTTCATTGCCTGATACGCGAGAGCGGTGGTGAACTGAGCGATCATTTCGATGACCCGCAGATCACGAAACTCCATGCGCTCGATGTTCTCAGGTCGGATATCGAAAGCCAGTTTGTCTTCGACGATGTAGGCTTCGATCACGCACCGCAGATCGATGTTCTGGTGGTGATACCAAGACTCCGGATGCAACTCGCCATCGACAGGATTTATAAACAATCTTTCGTTCATGTTTAAACTCCTTCAGAAAGGGGGATCTTGGAGATCGTCCTGCTCGTCATCACGATCAGGCCACCCATTCGGGGGAGCCATGATCGATTCTTCGATGCGGTTTACTTTCTCCAGCATCAATGCCATGTCATGTTGAATTCGCATGAGTGCGAAGGCGACTGCAGGATTCAACTGCAACTGTCGCACCTCACGTTCCAGCATCTCGATGTCACGCTCGTTCACGATTGGCCTCCTGTTGTGCTCGTTGTACTTCAAACCACTTGCGAGTGATGTTGTCGGTCAGTTCCCGTGTCCGCATGTTGTACTGCTTGCGGATCAACTCAAACTTGTTCACCTCTTTTTCGAGTTCGACTTTCAAAAACCTGTACTCGTTCGTCAACTGGTCCACATACGGACACTTCACAGCTTCCATGTTGCAACCCTCCATGCACAGACCATCATGAGAACGAACAGCGTCATGCGTGGCAGCATGAACCAGAAGAATTCCCAAGTCATGATCGCACCTCTCGACTTTGTTTCACGAACTCCAAACCCTTGTCGGTCAACTTGTAATGCCGTCCCATGTTGGGCAGATCGAACTCGTCGATCATGCCAATATCTTTCAACTTGCTGACTGCAGAGTCGCGAACCTTTTTGGGAACCAGCTTTGTGAGTTCGCGCTCGTAAACCAGACTCAACCGGAACGCCATCTGCAGGATCTCGGTTGCCGTGTAGGACTGCATCAGGAACCACAGTTGATTGTGATCATTGATGCGAGGCGGCGGCATGTTGGTCCACCGCAGGTCGCGTGTTGGCAATGCAAGCAATGTCACCACCTCCTGCAGGAACGGGTCTTGATGGATGGTGAATCGGTCGATGGTGAATATGTCAGGCACAGCACCGTGGATCGTTGTCATGTTGCCTCCGTTTAAATGCTGATCGTTTTCTGATCGATGACCACGGTCACGCCGAGATCCTTGATGTCGAAAAGGTTCCGGGCATCGAAGGTCTTCTGCTTCATGAGATCTGCGAACTTCTGCGCGAGATCGTTGACCGGATAGAACTTGACGTTCCCGTACACGTTGCGTTGTTCCACGATGACGTTCATGCGGCCTCCACGTTGTTGATCAGTCCCTGCTCACGAGCAGCGGCGAGAATCACTTTGTCCATGCGCGGCTCGGTGATTGCGTAGATCTCGTCGTATCGATCTACCTTCGCGAGGCTCATGACACCGGGGAACCAGCGATAGATCTCCTTTGCGTAGTTGCAGCCGCCGTTGTTGAAAATGTCGTAGTAGGCGTTCGCGTGAAGGCGGAACCGCTCCAGCGCAGGATTCTGCTCGGGGTTCTGCACCTTGCCTGCCGCAGGCACCAGCTTCTGCAATTGCACCGCGAGATTCTGGTACTTGCCGTTGTCGTTCCAGTATGAAATTTCCATGATTGTTCTCCTGCTTCAATGATTTGAATTATAGGTGATAATTTGTGATCTAGTCAACAACCCCATGAGGGGGCGGCTTATGCCGCCTCCCTCTGAGTCGCTGCATTCCACAGCGCCTGCACCGTGGCGTTCGCACGGTCCGGGGTGCAGTAGTCGGAGCCGCGAATGTTTGGCAGCACGAGATCCGCGCCGTCGCACTCTTCGTTGAAATGAGACGGGCGACCGTACCCGTTCACCTCGTATGGGGTCATGAACTCCATGACCCGGAAAAAGAACCGCCGCAGCATGATCGGGGTCGCGAACACGAGACCGATCCGGTCCATGTCGATGGCCTCTTCGGGACGTTTAACCGTGACCGACCAGATATAGCGGTCATC